CACATCCTTGTCCTCCTCGGAGAGCGGGTCCTTGTCCTTCTCCCTGTACTTCATGAAGACACGTGTGATGGCATCGGCAAATGCCTTCCGATTGGGAAGGACGTACGCCCGACTCATTGTCTTTCCCGCCGAAACATTTGCGTTGCTGATAAACAATGGATCTCACTCGGCGGAATCATCGCATGTGGATGATTACCATCTACCTCTTCTTAGTGGCGGCCTTTCTGTACGTGAAACCGTCCGTTGCCTTTGGGCGTAATGGACGGATTCGTCCGTTTGGGACGACAGATCGGGAATCGACGGTGTTCCCTGTGTGGTGGTGGATCTTTGCTCTCAGCGTTATTGCGTATTGTACGACGGTATACCTTGCGGGGTTCCGCTTCACGTCCTAGTCCGAAGGAAGTTGTAGTGGGCAGCCACGACGTCGATGTAGACGTGCCTGTCCTTGAAACGCGTGTAGATATCCTCAATAAACAGACCATCTGCCCAATAGGGACCCTCTTGCCAGAGCCGGCACATATGACGAGGCACAATATACTGAGCTGTATCGATCTTGCGAAGACGAGGCTCATGACCACTCAGAACACCATCAGGCTTGTTGGCAAACATCTCATTGCCAGACTGATCCCAGGTGTAAAAGTGGTCCTCATCGAACCGATCAAGAAGAGTCCAAAACTTATGATGAATGATATTGTCGTCGTCGAGAAAGTACACCAGTCCCTTCTCGACCATCTTCAGGGCCACGTTACGCTGACTGTTTCCCGAGCAGGTTCCCTCGGGACTGACGTGACCCAGCTCGAGGATCTTTGGGTGACGAAAAAGCGTGGGGTACATACCATTCGTCTTCGTCGTGTCGTGAACGATGATCCACTTGTCCGTCTTCGTGAAGTCAATCGAATCAAAAAGCCGGTAAAGGTTTTGAGATCGGGAGCAGGGAGTAATGATCGTAAGCATTGCTTGGTATGTGATTTGGTGTTTAAACAGTTTCGAAGGTGGCAGCAATACTCTTGAGTTGATCAAGCATCGCCTGACGCTGAATGTGATGGGGCCGAACCAGGCTCTCACACTCTGCAAAGGTCTTCCACGCAATACCCGAGATCTCACGGCGTTGCATCGGTGTGAAACGCTGGTGAAGATTGACCTTGTTTGGATCGGTGATGACCGCCACGAAGTAGACGTGACGATACTGAATATGGTTCAGACCCTCGAAGGTCTCCTCGAGTCGGATATTGCGGAGAACCAGGTAGGCATCGCGATCGACATTGGTCTCCTCGTTAAACTCACGGATTGCACAGTCGACATCCGTCTCGCCACGAATTCGACGGCCCTTTGGAAAGCCCCACTCGGGTTCGGGATACACAGAGGGATAGGTCTCCACCAGTCTCTTCACATCAAGACGATTGAAACGCTCGCGGGAGACCATGAAGTCGGCCGAGGCATGATCATCACCCCACATCGAACGCCACAGAGACTCGAACGTCTGAGATTTAACTGCTGTCTGCTCTTCGATGGTCATGTTCTGGATCAGGCGACCGACATACTGCTCGTCCTCAGGATCATACTTTCCACGCATAAACTCGGCAAAGCTCATACTGTCCTTGCGTCGTATCATCAGGACTCTCGCCTCATTCGTGTTCACAGGTAGGCTAGGCTTATCAACAAGAACGATCCCACAAGAAAGGACGGGATCGGTGCAACCACGGAAGAGGTGACCCTTACCACCACAGTTGTTGCAGTACATTGCTGTCATTGGCTTTTGTGGAGATAGAGTCCGTTTTTCCATTGACTCTTTAATAAAGTTCCTTTGTAAACGATAAATAATGGGAGGCTCTACATCTAGACCCCAATACCCACTCTATGGACCGACTCTGGGTCCGTCCATGTATGTACCGATTGCACCCCAGGTCCCCACCGCCTCCTCGTTCAACTCCTTAACGATTGTTTCTAAGATCCTCGTTGTTCTGATAGGTACAGGTCTCATTGCAGGCGCGATCTACATCCTGTACAGGGTGGTTGCGGCAAATACCACTGTCCAGTCGACCAGCGACACAAACACGGCTCCTGCGGTTCCTCCGACAAGCTCGGCTGTTGATAATGCCCCTCTTCCTGTGGATGGAAAGAAGTCGACCGTGATTCCTGCGGCCAATGTCCCTCTCAGCTCGGGATCGGACTATGGTCTCCAGTACTGGATGTACATCAAGGACTGGGACTACGCCTTTGGAAGCGTCAAGCCCGTGATCATGCGTACAGATTCGACAAATCCGATGATCATGAACCCGAATATCACTCTGAACCCGGTTGAGAATAACCTGGATATTTCGGTCTCGATCTTTGGCAGTGATTCGACCTCCTCGGGCGCCTCGAACCCTGCTCCGGCGAACGGAGCTGGTGCGACAGGTGATACGTTCAAGGTGAGTGTGGAGAACGTACCGCTTCAGACGTGGTTTGCCGTCACGGTCACCTGCTTCCAGCGTAATCTGGATGTCTACATCAACGGAAAGCTGGTCAAGTCAGCCGTCCTGCCCGGTGTGCCTCGTCCTGCGGCGGGTGATATCACGATGGGAGCCAAGGGTGGCTTTTCGGGAAGCATCTGTAACCTCAAGTCTTACAACAAGATGCTCGGGCCTTCCGATGCCGCATCCTTTTACTCGGCAGGAACGAACTGTGCCTCGATTGCTCAGAGTACCACCAGCAGCGGGACAAATAGCGCGTCCTCGCTGAACATCTTTGGATACAAGATCAACTTTGGAATCACGGATTCCTCGGGTAATTCGGTGGCAGGATTTAATACATAATATTAATGCGCATCTTACTCAAGTGCCCAACTCGGTCTCGGCCGAAGCAGGTCATTCATATTTTAAAACGTTATGTCGATCTCGCAAATAGAAAGGATCTCCTCGGTATTTGCGTTTCGTGTGATGATGATGACCAGACCATGAACAACATGTTCGTCAAGGAAGAGATTATGAGGAACATGGAACCCGCGGCCTGGAAGGGTATATTTTTCGGCAATAACAAGACCAAGATTGAGGCTGTGAATGCCGATATGGCTCACATTTCGTGGCCATGGGATATTGTGATTCTTGTCTCTGACGATATGTCCCCGCAGGTCCAGGGCTACGACGAGGTTATTCGTTCGCATATGACCGCTCGCTTTCCTGATACGGATGGAATCGTGTGGGTCAACGATGGAAACCAGGGCCAAAAACTCAATACTCTTTCAATTCTGGGTCGTCGAATGTATCACCGATTCGGATACATCTACCATCCCTCGTACAAGTCTCTCTTTTGCGATACGGAGTTTACCGATTATTGTACACCCGATAATTCAGTCTATATTCCGTACTGCCTGATCCGTCATGAGCACCCTGGTACGGGATTTACTGAACGAGCTGACGCACTGTACGCAAAGAACCAGACCTACTGGAACGATGATATGTTCAACTACATCGAACGCAAGAGATACAACTACGACTGGAGTATTCTGATCCCAACCATGTCGGGACGCGAGTCTACCCTGCAACGCCTTCTTACGTCGATTAACGAGAAGAAGACTCGTATCTGCCCAGGTCTGTGCATAGAGGTCTGTCTCTCGTACGATAATAAGGAAATATCGATTGGAAAGAAGCGTCAGCAGCTCATGAAGGATGCTCGCGGAAAATACATGTCCTTTATCGATGACGACGACGAGGTCACGGATGCCTACTTCGAGGATGCCAAGGCCTGTATTGAAGGAAAGTACCAGGTCTGTCGTCTCCGAGGACAGATGAAGAAATTCACGTTCACGCACAGCATCGAATACAACGAAAAATCCATGGCCGCCATAGGCGAGGTATTCACACGCCCGCCAAATCATTTGAACATCATGCTGACAGATGCTGCGAAGTTTGTTCCCTTTCACGATAAGAAGTTGTATGAGGACTTCGATTGGGCGATTCGGTTATGTAAGTTCCGCTTCTTTGACAAGGAGTACCAGAGTGATATGTATCGGATCCATTACATCTATAATCTTGGCGAGCGCGAGGTTCTCCCCCTGCACCTAGAATGGCAACAAACACATGCGATCGAAAGCATGGCAAGCGAACACACTGCTCAGCCGCCTCCTCCTCAACCTCAACCTGAACGGGCAATGAGAACGAATGGAATGCGCTTCACAGCAAGAGGCTTTGTTTCTAAGTAAACAACAATGAGTGTGCTTGGAACCCTGTCCATCGTGGTGGTCCTTGCCGTTCTGGGTGTAATTATCTGGCGTATGATTTCATCGAGACAGACTCAGACCGTCTATCGTCCGCCGAATGCTACAGTTCTGGTTTCTGGATCGATCTCGGGTAAGACCACCCAGACCTCGGGTGGTGATATGCCCCGATCGCTCAACCAGGACAAGGGAATCGCCTTTAGCTATGCATGCTGGATCCTCGTCAACGACTACACGGTGAACTATGGAACCAAGCGGGCGATCTTCACCAAGGATGACTGCCCGGGCGTTTACCTTGACACAACCTCGAACGGAATCCTGGTCGCTATTCAGACCTACGGTGCTAAGGAAACGATTCTGATCGATAATATGCCGGCAACCAAGTGGATTCACTTTGCCCTCACGGTCAATCAGGATGCGGCTGACATCTACATTAACGGTGTATTGAAGCAGCACCATTCTCTGGCACAGCTTCCCAAGCAAAACACAAGCCCAGTTTCGGTGGGTTCATCGTGGGATGGTGTTCTGGCAAATCTGTACTATTTCCCTCTGTGTCTGTCATCGGCAGATGTCGAAGCCCTGGCTGCCTCTGTCCCGACGGATGATCTGAAGACGAAACCCGCCAGTCCTCCCTATTTCGACATGACATGGTACACGGGTCGTTTAACTTCTCAGTGAGGAGTAATGAGCGCAGGCGGTCAAAATTCGTCGTCTCTCTCGGGAATCCAGGGTATGCGCCTTCGTGATGCCTCTGATGTGACGAATCAGCTTCGTGTTCGTGAGTTCTACCAAGAGTTCAGTCCTACGACACGCAATGCGGTTCAACCCCGCATCAAGAACAGCTACGGCAACTATCTCCAGTTTCTTCAGGGATACAAGGAGGTCTCGTCCAGCGTCTCTCAGACCACGGGAGCCAATGCCTCCTGTATCGCCTGTGCGGGTCTGCCGTACAATGCTCCTCAGATTTCGGGTGCTGTCGGAGCCACCATCCTCACCTTTGCCAACCCGTAAACCTTACAACTCCTTAGACGTCTCTACCGCCGTCGTCTTCGTACGATTCTTAAGAGTCTTCCTAAGCTTCGACCTCACCTTCTTCTTCGTCGCAACCGTGTCCTTCGGGTTGTAGCTGAAGAAGTACTTGATGAAATCCGGAGAAGACTTATTCTTTGCTAAATCCGTGTACAACTCGGCCTTATGGCGCTTCATCTCGATAAAGCTTTCCTGCGTCCCAATGCAATCCTTGGGAATCAGGACATCAAATCGGCGCTTCGTGTTAGACTTGGCGACATCCATAAGATTCTGTGCAATACACAACATGTTTGCGATGTTGGTCTGCTGAGGACCGAACGAGTACGCATAGGCAAAGAAGAACTGAAGAATGGTGGGAATACTGGCCACCCGAATCCCGTTCTTCAGAGTGTGATAGCTGTGGCACGCCGAGGTCTCATAGAATCGAATCACGGAATCACCCTCCTCATTAATCACCGAATACCGACGAGGAAGGATCTCCGTCTCCTCATCGAGCTTCACCACCTCACCCTTCGTCAGACGCTCGATCGTCTTCTTTTCCGCAAGCAACATCACGGGTGTTGTCCAGTTCTTGCGGACATGGATCTCGTAAGCTGTCACACCCAGAAGAACCACCGGCTCCTCCTTCAGCAAGTTCTCGATTTGCTTTTGCTGGCTGTCCGTGATCTCCTTGTGATACTCTGTCTTCTCCTTCGGGCAGGTCGAGGGGTAGTACTTGTTTAGAAGTTGAAGACGGGAATAGACCTTCTCCCAACGGCTGACGTCACCACGAGGACGGGACAGCTCGAGGTACATCGACATGCGCAGGAAGTTCGGAGGGACATAGTGAATTCCATCAATAACCTCCGACTCAGCCCACAGATTATCGAAGATCTTCTCGTCGATGAAGGTGATGTCCGCCACACCCGTAAAATCTGCAAAGACCTTGAAGGTTCCAATGTGCATGCCGGGACGAACCTCGACGTTCTCCACGCCCACCGCCGCAAGTTGATTCGCGACCATGACCGAGTGCTCCTGAGGCGTCTTGCTGAAAAAGTCGTAGTCAGGGATGTCGCGCTCAGGGTCGTAAAAACGGTCCTTCTTCGGTAGAAGATTGTTGATGGCCGTACCACCGTAACACATCACAGGGTGGTGCTTGAGGAAATCCTCAACAACCGCCAGACTACGTCGAATTCCAGGGTCTGCCGCCGACCGCTTATCGTTTTCTACCGTCAGCTCCTTCACCAGGGCGCTGATGTCGTCCATTATAAAATGGAACTTACTTTGTTTTAAATGTTGGAAGGCATCAAGAATGCCCCCCAAACGGTATAATCTTCGCAAAAAGACGGCCCCTGTGGTGTGGGTCGACGACGACACCCTGAAGACCAAGGAAGAGGAGGACGACGAGTCTGACTCCGATTTCATGGACGAGGAGGGCGAGTCGGGAGACGAGGCTGATGATGAGACCGAATCTGAGATCGAATCCGAGGAAGAGGAGGAGGATGACGACACAATGGGTCTAGAGCGGTTGAATATCCCCAAGGGAGCCAAGGTCTCTGTGAAACTTCACATCCACACCATTCAGAAGGGCGGACCTTCTCGGATTGACATCGAGGAGGAATCTGAGGAGTCGGAGTCGGAGGAGGACGAGTTCATCGAACATCTGATGAGCAAGTACGTCCCCAGCCACAAGATCGGTAAGTCGTCCAAGAAGGACAAGCATGAGTCCAAGGACAACAAGCCGGCTCTGGCTCTGAATCACGAGGAGGAGGAGTACTTCGAGGAGCTTCCGAAGGCCAAGAAGCGGAAGTACAACGAGCAGATGAAGAACCTCGCCAAGCTCGTCAAGGACGGAGAGGTTCCTCAGAAGTTCCGTGTTCTTGCTCTGCCCATCAGCGATCATCTCAAGGCCACCGTGATTCGCAAGATCGATGTCCTGAATCAGATGGAGCCGGACTCGGGTGAGGTCCACAAGCTTCGGACCTGGGTCGAGGGCTTTCTCCGCGTGCCGTTTGGAAACGTGGTGCCTCTTCCGGTTGATTTCAAGAAGAGCCCTGAGAACTGCTCGAAGTTCCTCTCGGACACCAAGACGACGCTCGACAAGGCAGTGTATGGCATGGAACCTGCCAAGACCCAGATCATGCAGGTTGTGGCCCAGTGGATTGCGAATCCTTCCTCGGTCGGAAACGTGATCGCTCTCAAGGGCCCGATGGGTGTGGGTAAGACCTCCTTTGCCAAGCACGGCGTGGCTGAGGTTCTTAAGCGCCCATTCGAGTTCTTCTCGCTGGGCGGTGCCTCGGATGTGGCGAACTTCGTGGGTCACTCCTACACCTACGAGGGTGCGACCTGGGGGCGTATTGCCGACGCCATCATGACGGCTCGGTGCATGAACCCTGTGATCTACTTTGACGAGCTCGATAAGGTCTCGTCCACACCTCACGGCGAGGAGATCGTATCCATGCTGATCCATCTGACGGATCGGACGCAGAACTCTCAGTTCCACGACAGGTACTTTGCGGGTGTCGATTTCGACCTCTCGCAATGTCTGTTTGTGTTCTCCTTCAACGACGAGTCCAAGGTTCACCCGATTCTGAAGGATCGTATGCAGGTGATCAACTGCTCGGGCTATACGGCGGAGGATAAGAAGGTGATCGTGGAGAAGTATGTCTGGCCTCAGATACTGGAGCGCCTGAACATGTCGTCTGATCTGAAGATCTCCGAGGAGGCCATTAAGTCGATGATTCAGGATTACTCGAGCGAGGAGGAGGGTGTTCGTATGCTGATTCGTGCGGTGGAGACGCTGGTGACTCGCATCAATCTTCTGCGCATTGCCGATGAGACGACGGCGAAGGGATACAAGTTCTATCTGCCCTTCAAGCTCCCGATGACGATCACACCCGACCACGCTAAGCATATCCTTGCTGACTCTGCGAAGCAGATCAACGAGTCGTGGCGTCATATCTACGTGTAAAACCAGCTTAACTGAGTTATATCAAATTCAACAACAACCGGACTATCATCCATTGTCGAGACATAGCACGTTGCCTGCGTACCCTTGATCGTCACACCCAAACAATACTCAATCGTTTTTTGCCTAAACACAAACGGACACGACACTCGTGTCGGCTTGTAGTTTGTCGGATTCAGAGCAACAAAGCAGTGAAAGTACTTGCGGGGAGTTGAGTACTCCACAAAGTGTACAAGTGCCCAGAGCTCATTTCCCACCCTCACCGGAGCTGCTGAACCGCGGAAATGTTGGAACATCCAGGGCATTCCATAGGAAGCGATAATCTTCAGTTCCTCTCCTTCAAAACGTCCAATCTCCAGCGGAGACCAACGGTAGATAATATCGTTCGTTCCGTTCACTGGAAGCCAGTTCTTCTCACACTCCTGGTTGTGAGGAGAGTTCATAACGACACAGTCCGAGTAGTTTGCCGTCTCTACGTTATAGGTTCCCCGAACGATACGGATCTTTTCACTGTACTCAAAAGAGGTCGCCACAAAGGACATCACTCCATTCGCATTACGATAGATGCGAACGTCTTCCAGACCCTTGATATGTGTATCGCGACGCGCCAAAGAGACACTACTATCATTCATCATCGTAGGGATCTTGTTGACCACAACAGCGTTCTGTGTACGAACATGATTTTCAGTAGAGTACTTGCCATTCTTCATGATGTAGCTGCCATCCGCATGATTGATGAGGTAATTGACAAACCGAACATTGTGAATATCCTCACAGACTGAAATTGACGAAGGATGATAATCGAAACCGGCTACATCGCGCATAATCGGATACAAACTGATCTGTGACTTCAGTGGCTCAATATAGAAGGGTAGATTCGTAAGAACGTTTGTATTCATTGGCGACTCGCGCATGAGAAAGTTTATGGATGCCTTCAGACCGTCTAGCAAGGACCTCTGAACATAATACAAGACCAGTGTCTCCTCATAGTCAAACAGCCCCTTATACACATCCTGCTCGATGAAGAGAGCATCTGTCGAGAGTGGGATCCTCTTTCCGATGTTAATGTAGTGCATTGCCTTGTGGACTTCTCCACGTCCACGAAGGTACTTGACAAAGTGATACAAGGCCTCTGCCCGCTGTGGCCGGAACTCATATGCCCTCTGAACCCACATCTCGGCCTCGATGGGATTACCAATAGCAGCATGTGTCTTGGAGATCATGTACATAGAATACCAAACTTCCTCAAACCATCCACCGGCCTCGATGCGCTTCGTATACCACTTAATAGATTCGTTCCACCCCTCGAGACTGTGAAAGGTTTGAGCAAGGTAAAACATGTATCGAACATTGTGGGGATCCTCGTTAAGACCTCTTGTCAGAAGATCCAGATCGCGTTTGAACTTATCTGACTTACAGCCACCGTCGTTATGATCGTTGATGTAACATACCTCCTTATGAATGAACCCAGTAGGACCATCCCAGTACTCATGGGTGACTCCACGGCACACCCATGGATGATCCATCCGAACAAGACGGGCGTTCGGATACTCTAAATTTCCCGCAACCTGGATGATTGTGTAGCCAACCCCCGTCAGAAGCTGATTCTTGAGTGTTCCTGGAACGAACTCCATATCTGCATCGAGCAAAAGTCCATAGGTGTCCTTGAGATCCCAATCCTGAGTCTTCAGCCAATCCTGGGCGGCTGTGAAACTCAGACTACGATTGTGACCAAAATCCTTCCAGGTGCTCTTGGATAGGCACCCGGGATTCTCCTTGAGAAAGTCTTCGGCGATGGAACAGGTCGCATCCGTCGATCCTGTGTCCATAATACAGAAAGCATCGACCACTCCCTTGACCGATTCCAGACACCGCTTCAGGATCTTCTCCTCATTGCGGATCATAAGGATCAGAACGAGCTTCATGCGTCCGTTTAAGTGAACTCTTCACCTCTCGTGTAAACAAATGAGCACTGATTTTGTCAAGCAGACGCTTCGTGAGAATCTGACTCGTGTCCTCGTTCCCCACGTTGCCGACGGTCTGTGGTCGATCTACGACAACGCCAAGAAGGCTGCGGAGCGTAATAGGCAGCCCGACCAGGTCCTGACGACCTTCCAGAACCTTCTGACACAGATTCCTAAGTGGAACGAGGAGATTCTCACTAAGGAGGTTGATCGTATTGCGAAGGCCTCGAAGTGTGATTACATTGAGGACCTTCTGCTGGGTGTCTTTGTGAGCTACATTCGAGCCTTTGCCTCTCTTCAGCAGGTGGATTCGACACACGTGGACATTCAGTTCGAGCGCCCCACGGTCGACAAGTTCGTGCACACCTTCTACAAGGCAGGTGCTCGTGCGTCGTGGTCTGCGGCGTACCTGTTCAAGACGATCGGTGTCTCGTCGGAGCAGCAGGCCCGTAATCGTCGTGACATCGAGACCATGCTGGCTGCCTCGCTGAACGAGGTGATTGACAGCTTCATTCCTTGGAAGGACATCAGCAAGGCCTACTTCCGTGCTCGGGAGGAGACCACGGCACCTGCTCCTGCTCCTGCCCCGGCACCTGAGCCTGAGCCTAAGCCCGAGCCCGAGCCCGAGAAGAAGGCACCGGCACCTAAGCTGACCTTTGGCGCACCCGAGACGGTTGAGTTTGAGACGGATGATGAGGGTGAGGATTCAGAGGAAGAGGAGGAGCGCCCCCGTCTTGCCCTGGGCGAGGACATCAAGCTGGAGATTGATGGCGAGGAGGAAGCTGAGGGTGAGGTCGATGTCAAGCCCACGGAGACGGTCGCCCTCAACCTGTAAGCGCTTAAGCGTTTAAGATTGCTTCCAAAAAAGACAGTGGCGGAACAAAGCATGGAGTTACAGACACTGGCTATGGTTGTCGGAGCGGTGATGATTGTGGCTGCACTTCTCTATGTTCTGGATCGTCGTGCGAAGAAGGTGGCAGTCGATTACACGGATCTGGGGAAGATCGTTGCAGGTGCGGGTGTTGTGACAGGTGGTGTGGTGTATGCGATCGGCACGGACGCGATTGAGACGGTCGCCGAGACGGTGTCGGCAACGACGCAGGAGATGTTCGTTGGTAAGCCCGAGTTTTAAGGGGTTGACGACGAATAATATTCACCAAATATAATGGCGGAATCTCAGGACTCTCGGGCGGCTAACGTTCTGGCGAACATGAAGAACGCGAGCGATACGGGGCACAACTCGAAGGATGTGAATGCCCTGATGAACCTGAGTAAGGGCAACGACGATGCTCGCGCGGCACGGGCACTGGTTGCCATGAGCAAGGAGGACCCCGACGCGACGGAGGATGAGATGACTGGACTGCCTGTGCGTCGCGGTGGAAAGAACCGCAAGTCGCGTAAGGGTCGTAAGCCGAAGAAGTCTCGTAAGTCTCGCAAGTCTACACGTCGATCGGCAGGGCGTCGTTAAGCTGAGCTGCCGAGGGTGTGGCGCGGAAGCCAATGAGCCGTCCGATTTCCTTACGAGGAACCGCTGAATCCTTGCAGTAACGGGCAATCGCCTTGTACAGGTCAAATCCATGATACCGATCATGATTATCCATCTTCTTACGAAACATGACAGACGTCCCATCGGACATCGTCATCCATTGCTTGAAAATCTCAAACAGCGGATGTGCGTTCGGAACTAAGGGACCCTGAGGAAACATATCCCAGAACAGCGAGGTCGCAAGGCGGACCAGATCGAAGGACGAGGAGGCCCCCATGTGAGGGTGCTCGTGATTGTAGAAGGGCTCCATGTTGTACTGTCCACCGGCCTCCTCATCCTCGTGAAACTGGCTACTCACGAACATCTTCGGCTCCTTCATACCATTGAGACGAATCGAGCAAATAGCCCGATCGAAGTCAATGATCTTCATCAGGTATCCGTAGGTCGGGACCTTATATGCCTGAGTTCCGTGGCGATAGAGAAAGAACTCCTCATCCGTCTTGACGTACATGACGTTATTTCCGTGCAGGTCGTTGTGAGTGAATCCGTAGTTCCGCTGAGCATAGGCCAGGGCAAAGACAATCTGTGACATCCAGGCTGTGTGCTTGGCCGGATCCGGATGAAGCTTCACAAGTTCGTAGAAGGTTCCCTCACAGACCTCCATGACCGTCGTGATCACCGGCACGTCCGAGAACGTAGCCCACGCAAAGGGCTCATCCTCCTCCCCATCATCCTGATCGTCCTCCTCATCCTCAGGACAGTCGCACGAGGCAATCTCAAAGACGTCACTCAGTCCCGAGGTCTCGTCCTCATCACCATCTCCCGAGGCCGACGAGTCGACATTTATATCCTCCATCTCTCCAGACGCCATCGGGTCATCAATGTGCTCGGCATCAATATCCTCAATATCTCCGAGATCCACCTCATCACCCAGAGCAAGATTAGCACGCTGTCCCCGGGTATGGCTGAACCCCGCCCCCTCTGTCTCGGTCGACCGAAGCTTTAGCTCAAAGGTCTTGCCAATATTGTCGGCAAACCAGGTCTTCTCCGACAGCTCCTCGTAGTCATCCGAGATGTCGATGGTATGCTTGCCGGCCATACCCATAAAGACACCGTACACCTTCGGAAAGTGACGGCATCCCGACTCGGACAGCGCGATCGAGGTCATGGCTCCCACGTATCCGGCACTGTGAGGGCTCTGCAGACGTTCCTGCAGATCCGAGGCCACGTCCGAGCGCTTGGGCAGACCCAGGGAACCGTAGTCGTTGCGCATCGTCTTGTAGGGGCTCAGAATCATGGTGGTCTTGCGATGAACAGGGACAGTCTGACCACGAACCTTGATGTGGGTCTCATCCACAATACTCTCCAAAGGATCCGACAGCTTGACTCCATACTCGTGGAGATTCGCAAGATTTTCTGTCTTGAAGAGCTTCTCTAGGCTAGGGAAGTAGGGCTGCATGTTCTTCAGCGACCACAGCGAGCCATCCACCTTCGGCATCCGATGCATCTTCATTGAGACAGGGGTCGATCTCAGGTCCTTTCCCATTATAAACTCGGTCGGCGAGGATTGATGAAAACTAAACGACACTCTTAGTAATGAACTTCCAACTACGGAAGTTTGATATAAATATGATCAAGGACCGGACCGAGATTGATTCTCGCAAGAGTCCGATGATCGTGGTGATTGGAAAGAAGGACACGGGCAAATCGTTCTTGATCCGTGATATTCTTTTCAATACTCAGTCCTGCTTTCCTGTGGGGACGGTCATCTCGGGTACGGAGGTGGCGAACGAGTTCTTCCAGAACATGATCCCCTCCAAGTTCATTCACGACAAGTACTCTCCTCAGATTGTGATGAACGTCATCAAGCGCCAGATGAACATCAAGCAGAACCGTAACAAGGATAAGGCATCCAAGGGCGGTCAGTCGAACATCGATCCTCGTGCCTTCCTCATTCTGGATGACTGTCTCTACGATGCAACCTGGATCAAGGAGGAGTCTACCCGTTACGTGTTCATGAACGGTCGTCACATTGATATGATGACCATGATCACCATGCAGTACCCTCTCGGTATTACGCCCAATCTGCGTACCAACGTAGATTTCGTCTTCATTCTCCGTGAGAATATCCTAGGTAATCGTCGTCGTATTTACGAGAATTACGCAGGAATGTTTCCTACCTTTGAGATGTTTTGTGATTTTATGGACCAGTGTACCGAGAACTACGAGTGCCTGGTCATCTGTAATAACGTAGCGTCCAACAAGCTCGAGGATCAGGTGTTCTGGTACAAGGCCTCGGACCACCCTCCGTTTCGGTTGTGCGATCCGTCTCTGTGGGCTGATAATCGCCCCTTCCATTCAGCGATGTTGGCCATCGATGATTACAATGCCACAAATGCTCGTTCGAAGAAGGCACCGCCCTCGGTCTGGGTCAAGAAGGAGGGAGTTCGGGATTAAGCTTACTCCCGGAGCGCACCCTCCGTCGGGTGAACGGGCTTGAAGGCATCCGTCAGACCACCCGCGCCGTCCTCGATGCTCTTGGCCGCCCGTTCGGCCTCGCGCTCAGCGTCGTTGAGCTTCTGGCGACGGGCATTCTCCTCCTTCTGCGCCTTGATGGACTCCTGGCGCTGCTCAGCGAAGAAGATCTCCTTGTTCGCCTCGTTCTCCTTGTAGCGGCGCATCAGCTCGTTCAGCTCCTTCTCAGCGTACTCGACCTCCGGCATCAGGTGCTCCGAGGGATCCCACGGAAGCCAGGCACCAACCTTACC